TATGATTTTAAATTCCCAATTTCTGTCTTTTGCATACTCAGTTGCCGCTTTCCACTTTGCCTGATTAACTGAATACGTAGCAACTTCATTGAGAAACCTGCGAGTAGGTTTGCCCTTTGGTGTTTCTTTTTTCTTTGGGGGTTCTGTTTGACTATGAGGTTTGATTTCAATTAGCGCACTTTTGACGTTACCATGCTTGTCTTTGTACTTCATGTAGAAGTCTACAAAATATCGATGATATCGATTGTCTAGCGGTGAAACGTATGGAACAACAATCTCTTCAGATGACCATTCTAAAATTGCAGGATGTGTATCACAATAAACCATGAATCTGCGTTCAAGTAAACTGCGATATATGATATTTGTTGGGTCGCCTTTGTACTTTTTATAGTTAACTGGCTTAAATCGACCTTTGTAAGACATAAATAGTGTAGACCTCAATCAGGAGTAATAGATGGCAGAATCAGCAAATGATGCAATTTTTGGTATAAACATAGGTGAACACAGTTATCCTTCTACGGATAACATTGTATTTGGTTCGGATTTCGCAAACCGAGACTTTGTAACGCCTATGGCAAAATTTACGTTCTATGATGCTAAAGGACAGCCATTGTCAGGGACCAACGCACCCCATATTTATATTCGTATGGGTGGGTCATTTAACACATCATTGATTAATGGATACTCTGAAGCACAAGGTATTTTTGGTAGCCCTAACGGAACTGGTATTGCAGGACTTTTCGGTGCAGACCCAAATAATCCAACATCATTATCAGCAACACTAGGTCGTTTGGGTGATAGTGCTATTACAGGTATTCAAAAACAAATTATTGCGGCAATTGCTGGTGCTACAGGTTATGCAACTAGTGCTGGACAATCAGGTAAAGCCCAAGTAGAATTTTTGCAAAGAAAAATGTTGAACAGTTTTCAACAGTTGATTTATGCAGGTCCATCATTCAGACGTTTTCAACTTCCATTTAACATGCGTCCAACTGATGCACAGGAAGCAGAAAACATGCTTTCAATTATTTCATCATTTAGAGTAGCATCATCACCACGTTCTGGCGCAGGAACACTCAGCGAATTTATCGAAGGCGCCAGAGGCTCATTCTCAAACACAGCACTTGAAGAATCTACTCCAGATATTAATCGTGAAGACTACGACAGCGACAAAGAATATAATGATGCCTTATTGAAATGGGCTGAGTTGAAGGCTGAATATTGGTTAGAATCTGACGTTGACGAATTGGTAAGTACAAGTAGTTCTGTATTTTCATTTGGTTATCCTGACATGTGCAAACTTGAATTGGTTCTCAAAAAGGGTGACGAGTTGGCAACATTGTTTAGGTCAGATTTCTGTATGATTGAATCTGTTACAGTTGATTATGGTGCACAAAACAAAATGACATTCTTTGATGGCGATACAAACACTCAACTATTTCCAACAGACGTAAACTTAACAATCTCGCTAAGAGAAGCAACACTTGTTACTGCATCTAAAGCAACAAGCGAATATTTAAGCGGAACGGTAATCTTGTAAAATGAGTATATTCAATTACTACCCAAAAGTTACTTTTAAGCTAAACGACTTTGATTCGACCAAAGCCGTTGACTTAACTACGTCACTAAAAATTAAAGACTTCATCAAATCGTATCGTGGTATCAATTACACGCCATACGTTGTAAAAGATGGAGAACGTCCAGATAACGTTGCATTTAAAATGTACAATGACCCAACATTAGATTGGATTATTTTACTTGCCAACGATATCTACAATATTTACGAAGACTGGCCTAAGAATTCGGAACAGTTTGCAAATTACATTGTAGACAAATACGGAAGTCTATCTTCCGCATTGTCCACTACAAAATATTACTACGACAAGTCACGCAATATCATTGACGAAACTACACATTCATCACTATCTGCTAGTGAACAAGGTCCCATTGAAAGTGTATATGAATGGGAAGCAAGAATGAATTTAAACAAATCAAAAATTAGAATCGTTTCTCCGAGTCTTGTTGGCGCAATTCAGTCTGATATTAAATCTTTGTTGATTAATCCGGTTAGATAATTATGGCGGCAATTCAAAGAATTATCTCAGAGACAGCAGGTGCAAGCATTGCTGGAAACTTGCAGAATGAGAATTCTGGCGTTAACATTACGCAAGACACAAGTGTTTCAAACTTTATTGGTAGTTCGGTTGACATTTTAAAAATGTCAATGAAAACTAATGGGGGAACTGAAATTGACTTAACTGGATACTATGCAAATATTGTTGTCCAAGAAGATATGTTTTCTCCTGCAATTACAGGATTCATTACAATTGCCGATACTGAAGGCGGCTTAGAAAAGTTTGCAATTCACGGCGGTGAGACATTGGCAGTTAAAATTGCTAAACCAAACAATGGTGAAATCATCATTTGGCGTGAAGACTTGGTAGTCCATAAAGTAACAAAAAATGAAGTTGTTTCTGGTGTTGGACCCTTGCAATTCGACTTAGTGTTTTCGTCAAGGTCTTTTGTTCAATCTCTAAAGACAAATGTGTTTAAGAGTTATTCTAAAATGGGAATTGCTGAAGCGGTTCTAAATGTTTATAAAGATATGAGCAAGAATGACTTGCTGATTGAAGACCCTAAAATTACTCTGAAGAAACCATACATTGCTACAGGTATTCCTGCACATAAAGTAATCGATGCGTTAGCACAAAGAGCGTGTAGCAAAGACAAATACTTTGTTTTCTTTGAACGTTTTGTTCCACTGTTTGGTAACTATTCTGATGGACAGCCGTTTACAACATCACACTATTTTGGTAGCGTTGAGAAATTAATTTCTGATGCCGAAACTAACGGCGTAAGAACAATTCATTTTATGCCAAAACTAGATGCAAACATTGAAGGTAAGATTATTCGTGCGGCACGTTATATGCGACACGATAACTTCAATCATTTGCCTGGAATGATGCTAGGGTTTTACAATACAATAGTTTCCACAATCAATCCAGTATCAAGAAAGTTTGCAACTAAAAAATTAAGTTATGCAAACGAAGATGCAGAAACTACAGATTTCTACTCAAATAAATTATTGTCATCAATGAATGTTTTTAACATCTACAATGACACTAAAAATGAAACACCAGGACGCAAGTTGATTATGTCTTCAATCAACGATTCTGTTGCAAGAGAAGATTGGATGAACAATCACATCTATGGGCAGTTATCAAAAACAATGTTCAAAATTGAAGTTGATATTCAAGGCGGCACAAACAATATTTCTGTTGGCAATGTTGTCAAGTTTGTAGCACCAAGTTCAGTTGCAATTCAGGCTAACCCTACAAATGCTTTTCCTGAGATTGACCCAATCTATTCCGGTAAATATCTTGTAACTGCGGTAACTCACGTATTGAAAGATTCGAAATATTTAAAAACGCTGACACTAAGTAGAGGTTCATCTCCATTTAATTTTGACACACATGCATTAACAGTGCCAGGAACAGAGTTTGACGATTTAAAACAAGAATACATGTCACTAGTATTAGGCAATAAGAGAACACCATGAAACTATCATTCTCAGAATACATTCATCTGAAAGACTATCGTGCAAGCGAACTGGTCGAAAAACAGATTTTATACAACAACGGCAAACGTTACGGACAGATTGTTTTTCTTGCTGGAGGTGCAGGGTCCGGTAAAGGTTTTGCTATCAAGCACTTTATGCAAGGCGAAGAGTTTAAGATTCGTGACGTTGACGAACTAAAAATTGCTTTTCAGAAACTTGATGAAATGAACAAGTTTACAGTTGACGACTTGCTTGCCAAGTACGGTTCAAATATTGGCGAACGTGATAAAGATTTGATTCAGAGAGAACTTATCGACAAAGGTTTAAAGTTGTCTCAGTTGAATCTAAAAACACCAACACACGTGTATCTGTTACACGTATTGGTTCGTGCAACTGGCGCAAAAGACAAAACGCTAGACCTCATGCTTGAAGGTGCATCCAAATCACAGTTACCAAATATTCTATTCGACAGCACATTCAAAGACGTTGAAGACTTAGAGAAAACTATTCCATTGCTTATTAAAGCAGGCTACGATACGAAGAACATTCATTTGACTTGGGTTTTGACAAACTACGAAATTGCAATTAAAAACAACAAGTCACGTAGCAGAGTTGTACCAGAAGATATTTTATTGGCAACACACAAAGGTGCCGCACAGACTGTCTACAATCTAATCAACACTGGACTTCCGAGAGAAGTTGACGGCGGTGTTTACATCATCCTAAATAATCCACAGAATACAATTTACATCGTGGACCCACGCACCGGAAAAGAATATCGTGATGCACGTGGCAATCCTGTTATCAAAGACTTCAAGTATTTGGTAATGAAAGAACCAGGAAAGCCAGCGAAGAAAGAAATTGAATTGAAGAAGCAATTACTGATTTGGATTCGTGACAACACACCACCAGGAACATTAGACACTTCAGAGTTGGACAAGATATGAGAAGATTCAAAGACTTTGTAAAAGGCACTACAGTCTCACAAGAAGAGTGGGAAGAAGATGTGTATGGTGCAGAATCAATCGATGAAGTATTAAAACAAGTAGACGGCAAGTGGGCGTTAGTGTCAAAGAAGACAGGCAGACCTCTTGCATACTACAAAGGTGAAGGCAAACCATCAGACGAATGGGTTGCTAGTCAAGAACGCAGAATTCAGTATTTTAAAAACAAATGAGAAATTTTTTAGGTCAAGACGGATTTATTTGGTGGGTTGGTATTGTCGAAGACATTGCCGACCCGTTGACGCTTGGCAGATGCAAAGTTAGAATCTTTGGATATCATCCAGCAAGCAATACTGGTCTTGTTCCAACCGAAGACTTGCCTTGGGCAACCGCAGTACATTCATTAAACGCACCGAACTTATATGCACCGATGAATGTTGGTGATTGGGTTTTTGGTTTCTTTATGGATTCATTGTCTGCACAAGAACCTGTAATGATGGGTTACTTTCCCGCAATACCTGAAGCGTCCGAAAAGTATTTCAGCGCATCAGTAATCAATCAGAGAAATTTCAATCGAGTTCATACAGCAAACAATTCAAGCAATACGTTATGCTGGGAATTCGGAGATAATTACATTGAAATTGTAAAGCAATCGGCAACTGAAGCAAATGGGCACATTTCCATTTATCACAAAACTGGCTCTACAATTACAATGGATACAAATGGAAACATAACAGTCAATTCTGCTAATGTTTCTATTACAGCCACAAACAATATGACCCTAAGTGCAAATACGCTGACAATTAAAGATTCAGCGCACACTTGGACTCCTACTACATTGTACTCTCAGATTGAGACTGCGAAGGAACTTCCGGAACCAACCTAAGTATAACCTATTAGGCTTAATCATAGGCTACACTGTAATGTAACATATTGTCAACCCTTTGTCAACTATAATAAGGACTATTACCATGTCAAATCATGCAACTATCGTAAACCTCTTTGAAACATACATTTCCGAAAATGAAAAATTCGAATCAAAGGGCAATAAAGCCGCAGGCACACGTGCTAGAAAAGCACTTGCAGAATTAACAAAAGCCGCCAAAGACCGCAGAAAAGAGATTCAAGACTCGAAAACGGCAGAACAAGCAGGATAAATAAAATAAAAAATGGCTACTAACTTTTACAAAGACCTTCCGTTAGACTTTACGCCACATCCCGTAAGCGGTGATGTGCGTCCTGTCGTTGATGACGTTGCAATCAAAAGGTCAATTCAGAATCTAATCAAGACTCCAAAAGGAAGTAGACCATTTCATCCAGAATACGGAACTGCAATTGGTAACTTTCTATTTGCCAATGCAGATGCATTTACGAAACATAACATTAGACAGAGCCTACAAGAATCTCTTAGTCAATATGAGACTAGAATCAACGTGATTGACATTGACCCTCAGTTTGAAGGTAATGACTTAAAGATAAAAATCACGTTTAAAATCAAAAATACAAACTCTGTGTCTAGTATAACAACAACGATTAAAAGGACTGCGTAATGGCGCAAGATAGCAACCTAAAAGTTGATGACTTAAATTTTGAGTTAATTAAAACCAACTTAAAAAGATATCTTTCATCACAAGACCAATTCAAAGATTACAACTTTGAAGGGTCTGGTATGTCCGTTTTGCTAGATTTGCTTGCGTACAACACATACTACAATTCTTTCTATCTGAATATGGTAGCATCAGAGTCTTTTTTGTCAACTGCACAGAAAAGAAACTCTGTTGTTAACTTAGCAAAGTCTCTAAACTATACTCCACGTTCAGTCACTGGCGCAACTATTTCGGGAACAATTGCGCTTACTGTTACAGGCTCACCATCATCAATTACAGTTCCAAAATACACAGAATTTAAAGGAACAATTGATGGCGTGTCTTACACGTTTTTAACAACCAATGCCCTAACTGCGTATTCTACTGATTCATATGAAGTTGCCGCTACATTAAAAGAAGGCAAGTTTATTTCTAGACGCTATACAGTATCAACTGACCCTGAACAAAGATTTTTGATTCCAAACATTAACGTTGACACAAGCACAATTACAGTAAGAGTTTTAAACTCTTCTGTTGATAGCACGACTAGAACGTTTACTAAACCTGATAATATTGTTGACGTTACGTCCACATCACAAATTTTCTATTTGGATGAAGTTGAAAACGGACAATTTGAAATTAAATTTGGTGATGGCACATTTGGTGTTGCTTTGAGTTCGGGTAACATTGTTATTATCGATTTTATTGTTTCCAATGGAACAAGCGGAAACGATATTCAGAATTTAACTTTCTCTGACACAGTTTCAGGCGTTACTGATGCTGTATTCACATCAACATCACCGTCATCTGGTGGTTCAGATAGAGAAACTGTTGCACAAATCAAATTCAATGCACCAAAAGCATACGAAGCGCAAAATCGTGCCGTTACAACTGAAGATTATACTGCGTTGATGCTACAACAAGCAACGGTAGACTCTGTTGCTGTTTGGGGTGGTGAAGACAATGACCCTCCAGCATATGGTAAAGTGTTTATTGCGGTTAAACCAGTAACAGGTTCAGTTCTAACTGCGACCGAAAAAGACAATTTGATTCGTGGTGTTATCAATCCAAAGAAAATTTTGACTGTTACGACTGAAATTGTTGACCCTGAGTATATTTACTTGCTGGTAAACACAGAAGTTAAGTATGATTCAAAGAAAACTGTATTGTCTCCGTCAGCAATTGAAGCATTGGTGAATGGTGTCATTACACAATACAATACTGATGACATTTCTGCGTTCTCTAAATACTTCAGATTTTCAAAATTGTCACGTTTAATTGATATGGCAGAGCGTTCTATTCTTAACAATGACATGTTTATTAGAATGCGTAAAGAAGTTGGCGTTCAGTTGGGAGTACCAACACGATATGAGATTAATTTCTCAAACTATATCAATGATTCTACAAGTGGACGTCCTGCGTCACAACCATATGGTGTTGGAAATCAAATTACATCGAACTCATTTACATACGGCGGATTTGAAAACTGTCGCTTAGAAGAAAACGATGGTATCATTCGTATCTATCGTGAAACACGTAGCGGAAATGTAGGCGTTTCTATCAATGCTGGTACAGTAGACTATGCCACAGGTAAAATTATCCTAACAAACTTTGCACCAACTGCGTTTACTGCTGGCGGTGTTACATTGGAAGTTACTGCATATCCTAAAGATAAAGATATTTTGCCATTAAGAAATCAAATTATTGAAATTCGTGATACAGATATTGATATTACATTAGTAGATGACAATACAATCAGCCTAACAAACAGATAAAATGGCAACCTCTTCATACAATCCATCACTAGGCTTAGAATCTTTACTGAGCGGAGAAATTGCATCCGATTCAGAAAGATTTTTGCTGTTCATTAAAGCATACTATGAATGGCTACAGTCTTGCAAAATTGACGTATCTGATGTAACTGGAACATTCCAAAGAGGTGAAACTATTGTTGGTACTGATGGCGCCAAAGGCGTCATCACTGAAGTTGGTACAGGTTATTTAATTATTAAAGTTACAGGTACTCGTCCAGCAAATCAAAGTGAAACGTTTACTGGACAGACTAGCGGTGCAACTGCAACCGCAACAAGAATTAAAGACAATGTAGTTCGCAAATCTGGCAATTTGCTAGACTATAGAACAATTGATAATTCAATTGATGACTATGTTGCATATCTTAGAGATGAATTGTATTCTTCAATTCCTTTAGATTTCTACGGCGACAAGCGTGTAATCGCAAACAAATTCAAAAGTTTTTTCCAGTCTAAGTCTAATGAAGATTCTTATCGATTCTTGTTTAGATTGTTGTTCAATGAAGAAATTGATTTCTACTATCCAGGTGAAGACCTTCTACGTGTCTCTGATGGTAATTATGAAAAGACACAAATCATTCGTGTTACGGCAGCGGCATACGGTATTGATGCATTGGGTGACCCATATGAAAGAAATGTATTTGACTTTCTCAATAAAACAATTGAGGGTCAAACATCAGGCTTCTTGGCTAACGTTGTTGATATTAAAAAGTTTTTCATTGGCTCTATAGAAGTTGCCGAATTTACATTAAAACTCGTATCTGGTGCATTTGTTGGTGGCGAAACTATTACCGCTACTGATGATGAAGATTTAAACGCAACCGCTTATGGTATTGTTTCTGGATTTACAATTGTTGATGGTGGTTCGGGATATGCACTAGGCGATGAAATTACAATTTCTGGTGATGGTGTATCGGCAGAAGCAAGAGTTTCTTCGATTAAAGAATCTCCAATTTCTGCGTTGTCTATTGATGCAACTGGTTATGGATACAGACTAAACACTCTTGCTACAATTGACAATACTGGAACTGGTGGTTCCGGTCTTATCATTAAAGTTACTGGTATTGACAAAACTTATACAGTAACTAGCGGAAACAATTCATATACAGTTGGTGAAATTTCTCAAGTTTCTGTTATTAGCAGAGGTGAGAACTATTTTAAAACGCCTTCTATCACGCTACAAGACACAACAATTGCATCGTTGGGTCTTCTTACGCCAAACCTAATTACAATTGCCAACACTGGTACAAACTATGGTGTTGGCAACTCTCTAATATTTACTGGTGGTGCTGGGGCAAATGCCGCAGGTATTGTTGCGGCTGTTGAAGAAACTACGACATACGATTTCTTGTTCGAAGACGGACAAAGAATGATTGTAGATGGTTCGTATGAAGATATTCTTAAGAACGAAGACTGGAATGTTCTAGGACCAATTGCACGTGTTGAATTGACAAACTTTGGTACAGGATACACAAACGCATCTTTACCAACAATCACAGTAAACACTACAACTGGTTCTGGCGCAAATTTGATTGCTACGGGAATTCAAGGTACTAGTGCAGATATTTCTGTTGACGTAGCAAACAACATTGCAGGTATTGGTTCCATTCGTGCGCTTGAGATTACAAACTTTGGTATCAACTATACTACAGCGACTGCAAACGCATCTGCTACGGGCGATGGTAATGCCAACTTAACACCAATCATTTCTGGTCTTGCAACTAGAGAAGGTACTTGGATTGATGATGATGGTAAGATTGACTACAAATACATCCAAGACTCATATTTCTACCAAGACTTCTCATACGTTATTAAGTCTGGTCTTGGTTTTGAATTCTATCGTGAAACACTAAAGAAAATTATTCACCCTGCTGGTTTACAGTTGTTCGGTGAAATTCTTATTCGTGACGTTATTGACGTTACACCTGACATTGTTACTGACGTTGAAGTTCTACGTAACTTTGAGCGTGTGCTTGTTCAAATTCTTAGCATACTTACTGTTGGTGCTCAGTTTGAATATTCCAATATTTCATGGACGATTAAGGTTGAATCTCCAACTATCGATGTTACATCACCTCTTCTCAATAAGCAAGAGTATGTTATTCATCTTGTTCCGGAAGGTGATGATGTTACTGGAATTACAGATAACACAATTGCGAATATTAGAGAAATCATTATTCAAGTTCCGTCACAATTAGATGTAACTTCAACTTCAGCATCTTTACCCGCAACTAAATTTGTAGTATCGTATAACAATACTTTTGGTGCATATTCAGTAACTTATGGAGAATTGCCACTTGGTGCAACTGGTGGTGTTTATGAAGACTATTTTGGCGAAGCAACTATCGAATCGTTATCATCAATAACATTCGATACCATTTACTATGAAAATCCACCATATCAATCACAATATACTTTAACTGATAAAGTTCCTGTTGTTGTTGATGTGTCTGCACAATTTGATAGGGAATTTGTTCCTATTATTTCACCACTAGGTTTATTGAGTCCTGTGATTGAGATGATTGTATCTGCATCATCCGTACAGCCACAAAAATATCAAGCCGCTGAAAACATCATTTCTTTGTTTGGTGTTAAACTTCAAGATTTGACAGTTTTAGAAGTTGCTGGTGCGACTATTGAAGATTTGCTTGCACAATCTGTTTATAGCGGAACAAGCGAAACTATTGCAAACAGCACATTTGAAACTTACTACAGAAACTTCCAAACATCATCACAAGAATATCACAAAATTCTTGTTAATGTTAACACTGATGCATCTACCATTTCAGTCGGAAAAGAAATTATTGTCCGTGAAGAGGGGTCTGGTTTTAGATATAGAACTCTTCAAGAAGGAGTTTTGTCAGATTACGGTTCAACCGCATTGTCTACATACTCTTCAAGTAGATTTGAAGAATACTTAGATACGATTCCTTGGAATACTATTCCTGTCTCTCCATCCCCATTACCAGATGGACAAGCCGTATCAGGACCTCAACCACAAGATATTTTTAGAGGCGAAATTGTTGTTACCCGTAAAACAACGACTCAAGCATATGATACAACATATGAATCATTGACATTAAGTTTATTGGATGATGTTGCAATTTCTTCAGAAATTCCTGGCACCGGAGGATTATTATATCAAGATGCGGTGTTTGGTGAATATTATCCTCAGTCGCCGGTTACAGTAGGCGATTATGTAAAATATGGCAAAATTGATGGTTTGGTTACTTCGGGTGCAGATGCATATTCATCCCTAACTCTTGAAGATTACCAAGAAACGCCTATTGAATTGGTTGATTCTACAAAAATGGAATCGACCGCATCAATTGTATCAGGTGCAGGAACAGATTTTCCAACTGACTACAACCCACAAGATGTTTTTGAGGCAAATAATGAATATTTCAGGGTTGAGGCAATTGCAAATACCACATACATGGTGGTAGATAGACATCCTGCAACTTCATATTCTAATGCATTTGCCTATAAAGTTATAATTTGAGTCTAAAAATTGTATAAATAAGTGAATGAAAACTACTCTTACTAAAGAATACCAAAGGAGAAACTAATGGCATCAATCGTTACTAGCAAATTTAGAGTTCACAATGCTGAACAATTTGCAGAAGCATTTTCGGAAACATCAAACACAATCATGTACTTGTTCATCGGTAAGAACACTGCGTTTCCCGATGACAATTCACCCCCAACTCCAGTAAACTCTACTGCAAACATTGAGTTTACACCATGGCGTGATATGTACGGCGCAAAACGTATCACTACATCTGACGTTACACACGCAATTCCACGCCACGACTGGACTTCAGGCACAGTTTATGTTCAGTATGACCATTCTGACACAAATTTGTTGGATGATGAATTCTACGTAATGACTGACGAATACAACGTTTATAAGTGTATTGGCAATGCATCTGGTGCGGCTTCTACTACAAAACCAACGGGTGTTTCATCTTCTACATTTGAAACTGCTGATGGATACATTTGGAAGTACATGTACACAGTTACAACCGCCAAGGCTTTGAAGTTCTTGACAAACGACTACATTCCAGTTCAAACATTGGCTTCTGACGATGGTACAGACCAGTGGGATGTTCAGGCAGCCGCTGTTGATGGCGCTATTAACTTTGTTAAAGTTACATCTGGTGGTTCAGGCTATGGCTCAGCACCTTCAGTCACAATTTCTGGTGACGGTACTGGTGCAACTGCTAACTGTACAATTTCTGCTGGCGCAGTTACAAAAGTAACAATCACAGCACCTGGTACCGGTTATACATACGCTACTGCATCATTCTCTACTGGTGCCGCTACAGCAACACCAATCATATCTCCAAAGGGTGGTCACGGTGCAAATGCTATTGAAGAACTTGGTGGCAAATATATCATGTTAAACGTTCGATTGGATGGCAACGAATCTAACACATTATCAACGGCTAACGAATTCCGTCAAGTCGGTATCGTTCGTGACCCATACACATATGGCACAACAACACGTGCGGTTGCAACATCATATCGCCAGACATTCAAATATACTCTATCAGGTGTTACTGGCGGTCCATTCACGCTTGACGAAACAATCACAAGTGGTTCAAACACAGCATCTGTTGTTGAATGGGATAACACAAACAGCATTCTGTATGTGACACAACCATTGAACAATGCATTTGCTAACGGAGCATCAGTTTCTGGTGGTTCTTCTGGTGCGACTGGTACAATTTCTGTAATTGACACACCAGGACTACGTGCATACTCTGGTGATATCATCTACGTTGAAAATCGTGTGCCAATCTCTAGAGCGTCTGACCAAATTGAAGACGTTAAATTGATTATTCAATTCTAATCAATACTAAATTATTGTAAGTTAACT